GTCCTATACCTTTTAATATTATAGATTACGATTATGGTAATAACTATAGTTCGCCATATTATACGGCTGCGTTAACAGGGACTTATCAAATTAGTTATCAGGTGAACGGGGTAATATCACCAGGACAATTTGCATCGGCTACTATTACAGCTAACTTAAAAAGAAATACTACGACTATTGACACCGATACTGATACATGCCCTCCTAGTGCAGGGGGTTTACCATGCGACTTTACTTTAAATGGTAATATTACTTTATCTTTAACTGCAGGTGATACCATAAGTGTAGAACTAGTAGAAGGTGGTGTAGTAGAACAAATAGTATTAAGTGAGAGTATGTTAAGAATTGACACCGCACCAGGTGAAATTAGTATAGCTGCAGAGTTAGATAATAATTACAAACAAATAGATTTTATAAAAGATATCTTAACTAAGTTTAGATTAGTTATGGTTCCGCACCCTACAATAGACAGACACTTTATTATAGAACCATGGCAGGAATATATCGCTACAGGTGATATCTTAGAGTGGACTGATAAATTAGATGTCAGTAAAGACTTTATAATTGAGCCTTTATTTTATACTCAGTCCTCAAGGATTAAATTTGAAGATAAATCTGGTGAAGATTATTTAAATAGGATAAATCAGGAAGAATTTTTAGAAACATTTGGAACCCTTATAGTTAATGGGGACAATGATTTTTTACAGGGGGAGCGTAATATAAAAACTAATATAATACCTACACCAGTAACTCAGTTAGAAAGAAAAAATACTAGTATAGGACAAACATTTATTATACCACATATTCATTTACACGAAGCGGGTGAAGTAAGCGCATATAACCCCCAACATTTACCGATAAGGGCAAATAGTAGATTATTATTTTATAATGGATTATACGACACCGATAGTATAAACTGGTATATAGAACTAGATGGTACTAACCCTCAAACTGATTACCCGATGGTTAGTTACTACGAGGATTTTCCTAATACTAATAATACTTTAAATCTTAATTGGCAAAAAGAACCAGGTTATATAGAACACGACCAGAATAATTTTGAATTAGGGGGTAGTGTATATGATGAATATTGGAGTAGGTATATAGATAGTATATATGATGGTTATGCGCGTAAAGTAGTTGCGTATTTTATATTAGATGACACGGACTTAGTTAACTTTACCTTTAATAATGTAATACATATAAAAAATGCATATTACTATGTAAATAAAATAGTAGACGCAGTTATAGGTAAAAAAACACCTGTAAAAGTAGAACTGATAAAAATTAGAGATTATAAACCCCGTATTACCCCAAGCCGTCCACGGAGAATATGGAATACTACATATCAGGATTGGGATGACGCTACATTTAAGTGGAACTTATAATCTAAAAAAATATTTAATATAAATGGCTAATCAAGAAGTAAAAGTATTTTTTAAAGTCGAGGGTATAGATGGATATATCACCGATTTAAATGAGTTGCAGGCTGCACTTAATAAGACTAATACTGATACCACTAATTTATCTAACGAAACTGATAAATTAAGTAGTAGTCAGGAAAAAGCGCAGACTGAAATAAATGATACTACAAAAACTATAAATGGTTTAAACGAAAACCTAAATAAACTACAACAGGAATTAAACGAAACTGAAGTAGGAAGTGATGCATTTGTTAAACTACAAGGGGATATTAAAGATGCAGAAAAAGCTTTAGATGAAGCTAAAAACGGACAAGCCAGCTTTACTGACGAATTAAGTAATGCACCAGGTGCGGTTGGAGCCGTAACTAAATCAGTCAAAGGTTTAGGAACTGCGTTTAAAGCTTTATTGGCTAACCCCGTAGTATTAGTGATTACACTTATAGTAGGTGCGTTAACTGCATTATTCAAAGCGTTTACATCTACTAAGGAAGGGGCTGAAAAGTTCGACCAGGTATTAGCTGGTATTAGTGCAGCTGTAGATGTAGTCCGTGATAGAGTATTAAAATTTGCAGGGGCTATAGCCAAGTTTTTTAGTGGTGATTTTGCTGGTGCATTTGAGGACGCTAAAGCTAGTGTAAGCGGTATAGGTGCAGAGATAGCCGCTGAAGCTCAGGAAGCAGCTAGATTAACTGCAGTACTACAAAAAAATACTGATGCGTTAAGGGAGTTAGATGTAGAAAGAGCGGAACAAAATGCATTACTAGCGGAAAACAAATTAAAAATTGACGATACAACACTTAGTATTGAAGAAAGACAGGCTGCGTTAGAAGAAGCAGGTGCGACTGAGACAGCCTTATTAGAAAAAGAATTAAGGTTAGAAAATGAAAGATTAAAAGCACTCGAAGCGTTAGCAGAACAAAGTGATAGTGATGCTGAGACTTTAGATGAAATCGCACAACAACGAATTAGAATTGCCAACTTAGAACAACAAAGTTTACAAAAACAAACTGAATTATTAGGTAAACAAAAAGCACTAAGGGCTGAAGAACTAGCAGCTGAAAAAGCTGCAGAAGACGAACGAAAAAGACGAAGAAAAGAAAGGGAAGATGCGGCACAAAAACAATTGGAACAAGAAACCGCAATAGCTGAGGAACTTAGACGAAGAAAGTTAAATGAAGAACAATTAGAGTTAGACGACTTAAGATTAAAATATGAAGAACAGGTTAAGTTAGCAGGTAAAAACGAAGAACTAATAGCTCAGTTAAAAACTCAGTATGACGCAGATGTAGAGGCTAGTAAAAAGAAATTTGATGATGAACGAATAGCAGCTACTGAGGCTACACAAAAATCTATAAAAGATATTTTAGATACTTATGCAGAAATTGAATATGCAACTGAGGAAGCCCGTATATTAGCTGAGTTAGAACAACAATATTTAGCGGATAAATTAAAATTAGAACAAGCTGGGGCTACTACAGAACAACTAGCACAATTAGATAAAGCATATCAAGATAAAGTCACGGAACAAACTAAAAAGGGTGAAGCAGATAGGGAAGCTTTAAGAAAACAAACTGCAGTTCAAGCGGTTAAGTTAGCGGGTGATGTAATAGGGGCTTTATCTGCATTAAATGACGCTCGGGACGCTAAAAACGAAAAACAAGCTAGACGCCAATTTGAAGTAAATAAAAAGTTTAGTATAGCTCAGGCTTTAATAAATACAGGACTAGCAGTTAGTGATGCGTTAGCTAAAGACGCAACTTTTCCTGGTAGTAGATTTATAAGTGCAGCGGCTGCAGGTTTACAAGGTTTAGCTCAGGTAATAAAAATAAAAAATACTAAGTTTAATAGTAGTAGTACGGGTGGTGAAGATATTAGAGAACCTAATTTATTCGACCCACAACAAGCGATAAATACTAGAAATCAGGAGTTAGCTGGTTTACAAAATGCAGGTGAAGAAGTAATACCAGGTCAAAGTAATAATGCACCTATTAGAGCGTATGTAGTAGCGACTGAAGTAACCAGTCAACAAGAAGCTAACGAACAAGTAGAAAATTTAAGTAGATTATAATATGGAAAAAATAGATAAAATAGTCGAGTTAGATATCGACATGGATATCTTCGACGAAGATGGTTTTGACGAAACGGGGGTAGATATAGTCTCCATCGTAGATGCACCCGCAATAAAAAGTGATTTTATGTATTTTAATGAAGATGTTGAAGCTAAAAAACACAAATGTAAAGATGGTAAATGTAAATACGCTACGGAGGAAGAACAAAAAGTAATATTAGATTTTTGTAACGACGACAACAACGGAACATATATTACACATGAAGATATCTTTTTAGATTTTTCAAAGATGAACCTTAGTATAAGTGATGTAGTAAAAAGTATTGCAGGGTTAGATATTTTAAAAAGATTAGTGATTAAAAAAGACGAACCTGCAGAGACTTATTGGAGATACTCTGGACCACCTGCAGAACGAGAATTTTGTAAAGCGATGATGAGGTTAGCGAATAGGGGAAAAATCTTTACTACTGATGAGGTTAGAAAAATGAATAATGTAGGAAATTTAAATCCTGGTATGGGGATAAGGGGAAGTAATAATTACCCCGTCCTCGAATTTGCTGGTGGAGTAAATTGTAAACATTATTTTCAAAAGTTAAATGTATTTAAAGGTGATACGGGTAATAAGGTAATAATCGCTACAAATGAAGCTAAAGATAGTGAAGAACAAAATGCACTTAAGTCACAAAATAGTAATACACCCGGTCCATTAGGAAGTATAAGTAATAATGCACGGGTTAGTTTTTCTTTTAATGAAGAAAAAAGAATTATTACCGGTCCGTTAATGATACCTAATAAAATGATTTTGCGTAGAGAAACTGATGGTTCGCCTTATTACATTTGGTTTAGTAGAAAAACCATTAGAAAAATGGCTGAAAAGTTTTTTAAAATGAATAACCACAACAATACTGATATTAACCATGATGAAAATATTACCGATAAAAACACTTTAGTCGAAAGTTGGATTAGTGAGAGTATGGAGTATGATAAATCAAGAAAATTAGGATTTGCATTACCACCTGGCACCTGGTATGTAAGTTATAAGATAAATGATGATGATACATGGAAAAGATAAAATCGGGAGAACTCAAGGGGTTTAGTTTAGCAGGTGGATTTATTAAAAAGATGAAGCCAGTAAACCCTGAGTTAACTTTAAATAAAATAAAGGATATATTAAATCAGGTTAAAGATGATAAAGGAAATAATATACGATAAAGTAATACTTTTTAATGCGGGGGCGTTTACAATAAGTTTTATGGATTTAGAACAAACGCTAAAAATAATACTTTTATTAACATCTATTATTTATACGATAACCCGTATATATAGTGAAATTAGTAAAAAGGGTGAAAAAAAATAATACTTATATTTAATGTTAAATAAACTAATAAAAAAAAATAATATGACAGCAAACGAAGCATTAGGCAAGATTAGAGTTATGTTAGGATTAAGCGAAGTGGAACTAGACGAAACAAAAGTCGTAGGGGACGCTTCAGTGGAAACTACAGATACTACTAATATTGAACTAGCAACGGCTACATTAGTAGACGGAACTATTGTTAAAGTCGAAGGTGATTTTGAAGTAGGTAAGCAATTAGTGGTAGAAACTGAAGATGCAGAAATACCTGCACCTGAGGGGTCTCACGAAACTACTGACGGACAAGTTATATCAGTCGACGCTGAAGGTGTTATCGTAAGTATAGAAGAGGTCGTAGTTGAAGAAGAACAAGAACAAGAATTTAACGACGATTTTGTAAATACTTTAGTTAACGCTTTAAAACCCTCTTTAGATAAAATTGAAGAATTATCTAATGAGATAAATAAACTAAAAGGTGAGTTCATGGAATTTAAGGACGAACCTGGAGCCCCTAAAGTATATAATAATTTAAATGATTATACTTCAAAGGAAGGGGAGTTGATTAACGGCAGAATTGCTAAGTTAGTCGAACTAAGAAAAAATAAATCTTTAAAATAAATAAAAAATCATGAGTTTTGATATTGGAGCGATAAGCGGTTATGTAGAACAGAATAGTTTTGAGCTTATCAGTAAGGCGGTGTTAGAAACACCATTAGCAGACTACTTTAATGTTAGAGTAGGGCTAAAAGCTGGTTTAAATAAAATACCAGTAATGGACGGAGACTTTTACGTTCAAGATGGAGGTAGTTGCGGATACACTACTTCAGGTGATACCACCATAACACAAGTGGACTTAAACCTTAAGCCAGCTAAGGTGAACCAGTCGTATTGTCCTGAGACATTAAGACAAACTTTCTTAAGTCAGTCTTTAGCAGCAGGGCAGTTCGCAGGAAACGAAAGTATACCTGTAGAGCAGTTGATGGCTGACTATTTTGTTAAAAAGTTAAATAACTTTAACGAAAACTTTTTAATTAACGGAGACGGAACTTATAATGGATTAACTCAAATTATTACTGCAGCTAACGGAGCTACTGAATATACAGGTAGTACTTCTACATGGGTATTAAGTGGAGCGGTAGAGACAGCGCAAGCCATGTATACAGCTTTACCTGATACTGCAGCGATGTTGGACGACTTAATCTTAATTTGTTCTCCTCAGCAGTATAGAATACTTCAGTTGGCTATTACTCAGGAGAACTACTATCACATTGCACCAGGTGAACCTATCTTTATACCCGGTACTCAGGTGAGAGTGGTTCCATCGCTAGGTTGTACTAACGCACAAAAGTTCTTAGGTAGTACATCTACATTGTTCTTAGGAACTGATTTATCTAGCGATTTTGAGCAGTTCAAGTTGTTCTATAGTGACGACAACGACGAAATGAGAAGTATTATGAAGTGGGCGATTGGAGTTGCTGTAAGTCAGCCTAACCTATGGGTAATAATGGACTAATAAAATAAACTAATTAAAAAAAATAAATAAATGAGTTGTAATTTAGCATCATCTATATCGTTAGATTGTAGGTCGAATTTGGGTGGCGTCGCAAGCGTATATTTAGGTTCTACTACAGGATACGATATAGATTTAGGTACAATAGCAGCTGGTGAAATTACAGGGTTTACATTTGGTTCAGGTTCTACATTAGTAGATAGTGTAAGTGGTTTAACAGCCGCACCCATGTATGAGTTCCAGCAGCCAAGACAAGCAGCTAATTTAACTGAAACCGGTACTTTTGATGAAGCAAATGGTATTGCATTTTATGAGACTACTTTAACTATAGTCATTAACAAATTGCAGAGCGAACATTTGAACGCATTAGATATATTAGGTAAAAACACTAAATTAGTAGCTGTAGTCAAGGATAATAATGGTTCCTACTTTTTGGTAGGAAATGAGACGGGGGTAATCGTAACTGCATCAACGGCAGATACTGGTACAAGTTTTAGCGATGGCAATCGAATTACCATCACTTTAACTGGGTATAGTAGAACTCCACTTTTAGAATTAAACATTAGTTAATCTAAAAGACACTATATATGAAAAAGGGGGCTCACGCCCCCTTTTTTTATATTTATAGGTATGACATTAAATATAAATAGTGCAATAAAATCAGTGTATTTACCTGGCGTTTACACGCAATATACGGAATTTTTCGTGACTTTAATAAGTAAATACAATAATAAGGGTATAGACAATACTACTTATCCAACGGGATATCAAATACCTACTACTTTAGTTAGAACGGGTAATGATTGGAGTGAATTTGAACTAACTTTTCCAACTGACTGGGCTAGAGAAATAGATTTGGAAGGGTATTATGATTTTAGACTTTTTGGTAGAGAGGGTAATATTATTAGTGAAAGAAATAAATGGTTATGTAAAGTAATAAATAGTTATGAAGCGTCTAACCCAGACTATTATTATCAGTCTAATAATGAAAATAACGAGCAATATACTTATTTTGAATAATGAATAAATTACAAAGTATAAAATTAGAAGCTTTAGATTTACCTGTATTTAAAGAAGTGCGTGGTAAAGATTGGGTAAGCTTCGGTGATAAAAACCTTTATCCAGATAAAATTATAGATTTATATAATACATCTGCGATGAACGCAACTGCGATAAATAGTATTACTGATGCAGTTAAAGGTGAAGGTGTAGCCAATATAGGTGAGACAATAGTTAATACTGAGCGAGAGACTTTAAATGATATTTACGAAAAAATCGCATTAGACTACGTATTATTTAATGGATTTGTCTTAAATTGTATATGGAATAGAGGGGGTGATAAAATAGTAGAAATGTATGCATTACCATTTGATAAAGTCCGTAGTGGTAAACTAAATGAAGAAGATAAAGTAGAAGATTATTACTATAGTTCAAATTGGAGTAATACAAGAAAATATCCACCTGTAAGATATAAAAGTTATAGTACTACAGATAATAAAGGGGACAACGCTAGTCAAATTTACTATTGTTTTTCTTATACCCCTGGTAACATGATTTACCCTTTACCGAGTTATGTAGGTGCATTAAATGATATTCAGTTAGACGCACGAATTAGTAGATACCATAATAGTAATATATCTTTAGGTATGTCGGGTGGTATTTTTATAAATTTACCCGCAGGGGAACCTACACCTGACGAACAAAGAACTATATATAGAGATTTAGTAAATAGCTTTACAGGTGAAGATAACGCAGGAAGATTATTTTTATCTTTTAGTGAGGGGAGTGATTTAGCCCCACAAATACAAACTATAGAAAGTGCTAACGATGACTACTATACTACATTAGAGACACGGATTAGTTCAAGGATTATGACGGCTCACCGCATTACTTCAGGTAGACTTATCGGTGTTAGAGACGAAGGTGGTTTAGGTAATAATGCAGAAGAAATACAAGTTGCATATACACATTTTAGTTCTACTGCAATTGAACCTAAGCAGAAAAAAATAAACAAAGGTTTAGAAAAAATATTATATTATATGGGTATAGAAGAACCCGTTAATGTAATACCATCTACTCTAGACTTTAATAAAAATATTCAAGGGGAAGTATGAGTTATACTATTTTTATAAGTGAAGCGAGACTTAAAAAATTAACTGCAGTCCACGCTAATATGGAGCCTGATGAAATAATGCCTTTTGTATTACAAGCTCAGGATATTTATATTCAGGAACTATTAGGAACTAAATTTTATAATGGACTAAAAAATAGAATAGTTGCTAGTAGTTTAAGTGTTGCAGAACAAACATTATTAAATGAATATATTGCACCTACATTGGCAAATTATTCAGTATATATGGCTTTACCATCTTTTAATTATAAGATGAAAAACAAAGCTGTATTAACACCATCTGCAGAGGAGGCACAAAATATAGATTTAACTGAATTAAAGTACCTTAGAGGAAGTGTAAAGGACGCTGCGGAATTTTATAGGGAAAGAACTAGAGAGTTCCTTATAGACAACGAAACGGATTTTCCTGAGTATGTAAATTATGGTATAGATGGTATGGCACCTAATAAAAGAAATGCATATAGTTCAGGTATAGTAATACCACCTAGACTAGGTGAGTGTAACCCTGAGCCTAATAATTATGACCCTAACGCCCCTTATGCATCATGAGTACTTTATCAGGAAATACAATAGCTAGTACATATCCATCATTATTGAGATTAGACAATTTTACGGGGTCTAGTCCATCTAATTTAGAGCAAGTGGTAGATGGATTAGGTAATAGGATACCGATGTATATAAGCGGTACTAAAATTAGATTTAGAGATATTATTGAGTTAGAGACAGGAACTGATTTAATTTTATCAGGGACTAGTATAAATACTAATGGTGCAACTATGGATTTTACTACTACTAATACTACAGGTATAGTAAAAAATGTTGCTGTAAAAGATAGTGGAGGTAGACAGACTGGTATTGACGGGTTAGTAAATTATAGTGGTGGAACTGGTATTAGTATTAGTGAAGATGTTGGAACTAATACTTTTACATTTACTTCAACATCTGCAGATAATCATAAAGTATTTATCGGGACAGGTATTACTACAACAATAGGTAAAGCGGTATACTGGGACGGAACTGAGTGGGCAGAGAGCCCGACATCAAGTAATGCGTATGATAAGTTAATAGGTATTGCTGCAGGAACAAATACTTTAACTGATGGTGTAATAATTGGTGGATTAGTTACATTAGGGGCACAGACAGGGTATACC